GATCTCACAACGCTCACGGTGGCGGGCGGGGTCGCTGACCTGAACCCGGGTGACACCATCACCCTGCGGCGTGGCACCGATTCGGCCTCGGCCACCCTGGCGACGGTCACGGCACCGGACACCCTCGTGCTGACCGCGGCGCTGGAGGCCGCGCCGGACTTCGCGGGCGGCCGCGTCGAGGGCACCTTCGATGTCCGGGTACTGGTCGCGACAGGCGGTGTGTCCGCGGTGGCCGGCGACCGCAAGGCGGTGACGCTGGGGTCCGCCACCCACCGCTTCGGCCCCGGCGACCGGGTGTTGTTCACCAAGGGCGCCGACACCGCCGCCGCCACCGTGTCCGGCGTCAACGGAGCCACCCTCACCCTGGCCCCGGCGCTACCCGACAACGTCAACTTCGCCGAGGGGACGGTGCGCAGCGCGGACCTGCCCGCGGGCACCCGGGCACTCCGGCTGAACCTTCCTGCCGGGCTCAGCATCTCCGCAGCGTTCCCGCGCGGTTCCCTGCTGGCGTTCGGCAGTTGGGGCGGCACGGTCTTCGTCCGGGTGGCGGCGTCCGGCGGCGACACCCTGCAACTGGACGCTCCTGGGGTTCCGGCCACCGCCCTGGACACCCAGGCCAACGCCGTCCAGGTTGCGACCGCAGACTTCGATCTGGCCGTCCACTCGCCGATCTCGGGCACCACCGAGGTCTTCGGTCAACTGTCGATGGATCCTCGCAGCCCCGGCTATTGGGGTCAGATCAGGTCGGCTGCCTTCACCGTCGCCCTGCCCGATGACGTGGGTGAGCCGACCGCGGCCGGCGACGACCGTCCGGAGGTGGCCCTGAAGAAGACCGCCGGGGGAGTGGCCGATGACCGTGCGGCGTCCTGGGCGAGCCTGACGGCCAGCCCCGACGCGTACCTGGCGCCACTGGCCAGACTGCGCGACGTGTCCCTCGTTGCGGTGCCCGGGGGGGTGGACGCCGGCGTCCAGCAGGCTGTGGTCGCGCACTGCGAATCACTGATGGACCGCTTCGCCATCCTGGACTGTGCCCAGGGTCTCGATCAGACCGGGGCGGCCAACCACTTCGCCACCGTCAGGTCCGAGCGCGGTTATGCCGCCCTCTACTACCCGTGGATCCAGGTCCGCGATCCGGGCACCGGCGCGATGGCGCTGTGGCCGCCCTCTGGCCATCTGACCGGCGTCTACGCGCGAACGGACTCCACCAGGGGCGTCCACAAGGCCCCGGCGAACACGACGCTGCGTGGCGCGCTCGGCATCGAGACCGCTCTCAGTGACGCCGAGCAGGGTCCACTCAACCTGATGGGGCTGAACGTTCTGCGGGTCTTTCCCGGACAGTCCCAGCCGACCGTCTGGGGGGCCCGCACCACCGCCGGGGACCTGAACCGCAACTGGCAGTACGTGAACATCCGCCGGTTGTTCATCTACGCCGAGCAGTCCATCGAGCGGGGGATCCGCTGGGCGGTGTTCGAACCCAACGACCTGGCCCTGTGGCAGAAGCTGAAGCGCAGTATCGGTGACTTCCTGACCGGGCTGTGGCGGGACGGTGCCCTCTTCGGCGCCAAGGCCTCCGACGCGTTCTACGTGCGCATCGACGAGGAACTGAACCCGCCCTCGACCCGGGCCCTGGGCCGGCTGTACATCGAGGTCGGCATGGTGCCCACCTATCCCGCCGAGTTCATCGTGCTGCGCATCGGCATCTGGAACGGCGGCTCCGAAGTGACGACGAGCTGAGAGGAAGACGGCAATGGCAACAGGACAGCGGGTCGATCCGTACGCAGGGTTCGCCTTCCGGGTGGAGGTGGACGGCATGTTCCGTGGCGCCTTCACCGACGTCGGCGGAATCGACACCACCATCGAGGTCACCGAGTACACCGAGGGCGGCGACCGCCACAGCCGCAAGCTGCCGGGCAAGGTGAAGTACTCCAACATCACGCTGAAGTACGGGCTCACAGACGACCGCTTCCTGTACGACTGGATGCTGGAGGCGGCCCGCGGGAACGTGGTCCGCAAGAGCGGCTCGATCGTCATCCTCGACCTGCAGGGCAACGAGCGCGTGCGGTGGAACTTCAAGGAGGCCTGGCCGACCACCTGGAAGGGTCCGACGCTGGCCGCCAAGAGCAACGAGTACGCCATCGAGGAGATCAACCTGGCCCACGAGGGAATCGAGCGGGTGTCATGATGCTGCGCACCGAGTACGACTTCACCCTCCCGTTCGGTTATCTGGACGCCGACGGCACCCTTCGCCGTATTGGCACCATGCGACTGGCGACCGCCGCGGACGAGATCCAGCCGCTGCGCGATTCGAGAGTGGCCCAGAACAGCGCCTATCTGATCGTCATCCTGCTGTCCCGGGTGGTCACCCGCATCGAGGGGGTCGACCAGGTCACCCCGAAGGTGATCGAGGACCTGTTCGTCGCCGACCTGGCCTACCTGCAGGACCTGTACAACGAGATCAACCGGGTCGACGACGTGGGCCGTTCGGTGCTGTGCCCCAACTGCCGCCAGAGCGTCGAACTGGAGGTCGAGCGCCTGGGGGGATCCGCGGCTACCCCATCGGCCAGCTGACCGAGGAGGTGGCCTACCTCAGCTACTACCTGCACTGGTCGCACGGCGACCTGCTGGAACTCGAACACCGCGACCGGCGCGAGTGGGTGCGCCAGGTAGCAGCCATCAACAGTCGGATCAACCAGACAGTCTGAGAGGAACCCCGATGCGCGACCTGATGGGGGACGCCCGCCGCCACCGGGCCAGGTTCGTCCTGACCCGCCCGGCCGTGCCGCCGGTCGGCCGGATCCTGCTGGCGGCCCGAGGCGTGACGATGCTGCGTTACGGCCACCGGACGACCCTGACCGTCACCGCGAACCCCACCTTCGTGCAAACCCGTTCGTTCTCTCAGCTTCCCCTGGGCGCGCCCGCGCCTGTTCCGGCCGTGCCGTTGTCGTCGGCCGAGGGTGGACGGGTGTCCGCGGCAGTGCTCAGACTCACCCGGCGGCTGGACACCCTCAGCGCCACCCATCGACTCGAACGCGTCGTGAGCACCGTGGAACGACGGGTAATTCGCACCGAGGAGCGCGTCCCACAGGTCACCAGGGTCCTCACCCACGCCGGCATCACCGATCAGGCCCGGCAGGGCGCCGAGTCGAGGCCGGACGCCGAGCGGGGCGCACCGGCGTCCCGGCCGCAGTTCGCCGTGGCACCGCCGCAGCCGGCGTCCTTGGACCTGGCCCGAATCACCGACCACGTGCTCGGCGCCATGGATGAACGGCTGTCGGCGTACGCCGAGCGGCTGGGGCGGGGGTGAGCGGCCATGGGGCTGGAGAAGGCGACGATCACCAACACGGTCACCGGGAAGGTCATCGCGGTGCAGTTCAACCCGGAGGAGTACACCGTCAACCGGGAGGTCACCTACGCGCAGAGCAACATCCCCGGCGTCTCCGGGCCGTTGCTCCAGTTCGTGCACGGCAACATGGCGACCCTGGACATGGAATTGCTGCTGGACACCCTGGAGACCCACCGCAGCGGTGGCACGACGATCAATCCGGCCCGCGGGGACGTCCGGAAGCTGGTCAACGAGATCACCGCACTGATGGCCATCCAGTCGAGCACCCATGCCCCGCCGGTGCTGCTGTTCACCTGGGGGTCGTTGACGTTCACCTGCGTGCTGGTCAAGGCCAGCCAGAAGTACCAGATGTTCCTGCCGACCGGGATCCCCGTCCGGGCCCGGATGACCGTCACGTTCCACGAATTCCGCAACCTGGAACTCGAGGCGAAGGAGATCAAGCGCCAGACGGCCGACTACACCAAACGTCACACCGTGGGTCAGGGCGAGACCCTGGCGTCGATCGCGGCGGCGCTGTACGACGACCCGGCCATGTGGCGGCCGCTGGCGATCGCCAACGACATCGAAGACCCCCGGGTGCTGAGGGTCGGTGCCGAACTCGTGGTGCCGCGGCTCCCGTTCCGTGATCCGGCGACGGCCAAGGTGTATTCGACATGAGCGCCCCCGTGCGGGCCTACGCGCCCGATTTCCGGCTCGCGATCAACGGCGCCCCGGTTCCCGCGGAACTGCGGGCCACCGTGACCAGCGTCAAGTACACCGACGGCCGCAACGCCGCAGACCGGGTCGAGATCGCCCTGGCCAACCCCGACCTGTTCTGGTTGCGCAGGCACATCAAGGGGATGGGGTTCGCCCCGTTCCCCACCCGACTTCCGGGCCCGGTCGGCACCGATCACTCGGTCACGCCGTCGGGGCTGCTGGACATCGACAACGCGGTCGGCCTGTCCATGGGCTACTCCGACTCCGGGTTGGTGCACATGTTCGACGGCGAGGTGACCGGCATCTCGGCGACCTTCCCCAACTCGGGCATGCCGACCGTGACCATCGTCGCCCACGACAAGCTGAACCGACTGACCGCCGGCCGGGTGCAGCGCGGCTTCGGGTTGTTGCCGGACTTCCTGATCGCGATGCTGCTGGGGGCCGAACACCGGATCATCGGCCTGATCGACCCCGCGATCGTCGGCGCATCCTCGGTGGTGGCGGTGGTCAAGGCCATCTTCAGCGGCACCGGACGCAAACAGAACGCCAGTGACCTGGACTTCCTGGCCGAGATCGCCAAGACCTATGACGCCGAGTTCTGGGTCGAGGGCGACGTCCTGTACCTGTCCCGCTTCCTGAAGGAGTACTCACCGTCGGCGACGCTGTCCTGGGGCCGGTCGCTGATCGACTTCTCCCCGAAGCTGACCACCGTCGGTCAGGTGGCCGGGGTGTCAATGAAGTTCACCCTGCGGGAGATCCCACTGGATTTCGTGGTCAGCGTGTTCTGGGACTTCGACCATGAGCGGTTGGGTGTCACCGTCCTGCCGGGCATCGCAGCCAAGGCCGCGAAGGCGTTCTCCGGGGCGAATTTCTCGATCATGGACTCCGCGATCTCATCGCCGGCCGATTTGGCCGGCAGCGCGTTGGCGATCATCAGCGAACTGCGCCGGCGGCTGAACAAGCGGCTCACCGGAAGCGGGTCATGCGTCGGGGACCCCACGATCCGGGCCGGGCAACTGATCCGGCTGGACGGCATGGGCCCCGACTTCAGTGGCGACTACCGGATCAGCACCGCCACCCACTCCATCGACACCTCCGGGTACCGCACCACCTTCGAAGCCTTCAGGGAGCTGATTCCATGATCGAGGACACCATTCGCGACCTGGTCGAGGCCCGTCCGGGAACCGATCAGAAGATCTACGGTGTTGTGGTCGGCACCGTGGCCGACGTCATCGACCCGCTGATGCTGGGCCGGGTGAAGGTCCGGGTGCCCGCACTGGACTCCCTGGACGATGTGGGGTGGGCCCGGCTGGCCACTCCCATGACCGGGTTCCTCTCGGGCCACTACATGCCACCGGTCGTCGGTGACGAGGTGCTCGTCGCGTTCGAGAGTGGGGACGTCAAGGCGCCGGTGGTGCTCGGCTCCCTGTGGAACGCCACCCGCCCGCCACCCTTCCCGACCCCGCTGCTGGGGGAGCGGGTGATCCGCACCCCGGAGGGCAACCAGTTGGGGTTCCGGATGGCCCCGCCTGCGGTCACACTGACCACACCCGACATGACCCCGGCAGCTGCTGGGTTCCCGGCCGGCATCACCATCGCGTCCAACGTGATGATCACCCTGATGTGCGGCGCCACCCAGCTGATCCTCACCCCGGCCGGGATCACCATCACAGCGCCCAGTGTCACCGTCAACAGTTCCGGACCCATCACCGAGACCGGGGCCAGCCTGTCGACGATGGTCTCCGGCACGGCCGCGGTGGCCGCCTTCGGGTCGGTCTCCATCAACGCCCCCATGGTCACCATCAACTAGGAGATCCGATGCCAGCCGCCGCGCGCGTTCTCGACCCGACCGGTCACCCCGGCATGATCACCGGACCCGGCGTCCCGACCGTTCTGATCATGGGGCGGCCCGCTGCAGTGGCCCTCGACATGCACGCCTGCACGATGCCGCCGGCCGCCGGCCCGCACCCGCCGAGCCCGTTCCCCAAGGGCAGCATGACCGTCCGGATCGGCGGCCGTCCCGCCCTGCGGATGGGCGACCTCAGCGGCTGCGGCGCACCCATCGTGGCCGGTGCCCCCACCGTCCAGATCGGCGGCTGACGATGTCCATCACCGATGACCGTGCCTTCCTGGGGGTGGGCTGGGCCTTCCCGCCTCGACCGGCGCCGGCCGGGGACGTGGCGATGGCCGCCTACGACCAGGACGTCCGAGAGGCGGTCCTGATCATCCTGCAGACTGCGCCCGGGGAGCGGCTGATGCGGCCCGACTTCGGCGCGGGCCTGGGTGACCTGGTCTTCGAGCCGTTGTCCGTGGCGCTGCTGGCCCTGGTCAAGCACCGGGTGGAGACCGCCCTGGTGCGCTGGGAACCGCGGATCGAACTCGACGGCGTCCAGGTCACCGCGACACCGGGGCAGGGGCGGGTCGAGGTGGGGATCGACTACCACGTCCGGGCCACAAGCACCTTCTACAACTTGGTGTACCCGTTCTATCTCAGTGAAGGAGGTGGCCAGTGACCACCTCGGTCGACCCGCGTGGGGCCGCTGACTTCGAGGCCGTCCTGCATGCCCGGGTGCCCGGCTACCTGCCGGGCTGGGAACCCGTTCGGGGCGGTGCCGGGGCCGCACTGCTGGCGATCGCCGCCAGATTCGACGCCATCGTCGCCGAGCGGCTGAACCGCACCCCCG